GCACATCAAGACCAACAGCGCATGGAAAGACCGTTTCGGCAAAACTGCCGCTCAACGGTTCAACGAAATGCCCACGCTCGCAAGCCCAGGCAAGAATTCTGTTGCGCAGACAGATGCACACGCCAAGGCTGTTAGACAGGCGGCCATTGCCGACCTGCGCCTGAGACGCGAGGCCGCAGAAAGGCAGGTGCGCATCCAAGCGCAGGAGAAAGCCGAGAATCACCGTTGCATAGACGGTACGGTCTTCCGACGAATACCGGGCGGATGGGAGAACGTGCCGGGCGAAACCTGCCGCCCTTAGACCGCGTAACGCGTTACGGAAATGGCGACCGCAATCACCGCCAGATGGCCCACGTAGTAGCCATAGAAAGCCCAGCGTGTTCTGGGCACCGCAAAGTAAAGGTCAGCCAGCAGCATGGTCGGCAGCGCGAACACCGCCCAGATACTGTCGTTGTAGGCGCACACCATGCACATGGCCAAGTAGACCCAATACGGGAAATCACGCCAGTCCGCCAGCGTCTCAAAATACAGCCCGACGATGCTCGCCCCCGCCTGCACGTGGTCGCGCCGCGTACTGAACCAGTGCCACGCTGCGCCGACCAAGGCGATACCAGCCCATTGGTAATCCACCAGCAATGGGACTGGACCAGCAAGCACCAACAGGATCCACCATCGACGCGATCGCATGGACCACACCACGGCAACAGCCAGCGCGAAGGCCAGCAGCACGTTGAGCGGAAGCCAGTATCCGAATACCGCTGCGTGGAATGGCTGTGCAATTGCGCCCCACCCCAGCAGCCTGCGGAAGGACTTCGCCAGATCCGCACCCGGCTGCGCGAGGTTGTAGGCCATGACAACGGCGAACAGCGGGAACGCGATGCGGCCGGCCTCGCTGATGACGGGCACGTAGCCCCCATAGAACGCCTTCACCACATGGTCGCCGGTCATCAGTACCAGGGCGATCCATTTCAACAGTTCCCGACCGCTGCTGGTCATCACAGCTCCCTTGTCGTCGGCGGCGTCTTGGTCGCGCTCTGATACGGAGCGGACTCCGGGAAGGTTCCCAGCGGGCGCGTCTGTCGCGTCACTACAGCGCCACCAACGACCGCGACAGGCGCCGGCCCCTGACCCGCCTGCTGGGGCTGCTGGCGGGCCTCCTGTGGCTGCTGAGAGCGTTCCCGGTAGGGGTTATAGACCGGACCCCGCCGTGCCAGCGTGCGGCACTCTGGCTGGCTCATGTCATAGGCCGTTCCCTGTTCGGTGACACACGTGCAGGACGCTTCCATGTGGTTGCCCTGCCCGTCCCGGCCAGCCAGCGAGGACATGCACACCAACAAGGGGTCACTGTGCGCCTGACGGTCATCGAAAACAGGAGCGGTCCACGGCATTGTGGCGATCCGGGGCAGGTGATCCTTGGCGTATTCCGCGGCTGACTTCCAGCGCGGGCCACCTTCCGGCGACGATGACGAATACCCTTGCCCAGGGGGCGCATCGGCTTGCGCCGATTGCGTCCCCTTTGGCCCGAACTTATCGACAACGGCGTCCGGGCGAAGCATGTCGTAGGCAAGATAGGCGAGGATTCCGGCAGCTATGACCAGCGCCGGGAGCGCCATCACTTTCCACGGAATGCGCGGCTTGATCGTGTGCACCTCAGCCGACTTGTACTCACCATAGATCGCGGACGGCAACAACCGCGTTGTACGCTGGGCAAGATCGCGCTTCGCGCTGGACTTGATTTCCTCATTCAGCTCGCCCCAGCGATACACATCAATCATCTTCGTGCCGAACCGCCGCACCACGTGCGTGTGAGCACCGATCAGGCCGCGCACGAACGGGTACAGCTGATTGGGCTGCTGCGTGGTCCAGATGAAGTCCAAGCCACGATGCCGATGTTCGGCAAGGTCCAGTACGTGCTTGGGCGTCGCCTGCCGTGTTGCATCGTGCAGATGCCCGAACCACTTCCACGCCTCATCCACGAAGATCAGCGAGCCATCGGGAATGAGGTGGTTGCCCTCTGCATCCTTCTCATTCCACTTTTTCGCATCGTCCAGGACAGTGGCAAGCCCGTCGCGCAACCCGTCGATTCCGAAGGCGAACAGCGGTCGATTGCCCGCCTTCGCTTCCTCCACCAGCCGTTCCATCATCAGCGCGGTTTTGCCGTTGCCCGGCTGGCCGGTATATATCTCGATTGGCACGTCAGGTCCTCCGCACCAAGAAGGCCTTAGCGGCCTTGACAGCGAACTTCGCCACCACCGCAGACGCCAGCATGGTGCAAGCCTGATCGAACTTCATCAGGCCGGCATACGCGATGACAACGCTGCCCCACTCACCGCCCGGCGTGCTGCCCTGCAAGTGAAGCTTCATGTTGTCGATCCACGGTTCCACGGCGAATTTGTTGGTTGCCCAGGCAAGCCCGAACCATGCCAGCGCACCAACGAGCCATGAACCTATCTGAGATCGAAAAAGCCATGCGGCACCAGAAAGAAGTGAGCTGATCAGGAAAGGCATTTAAGCGTCCCTCGTTGCAACGATGCGAAGACTGCCAAGTGCCGCAAGTCCCATCACGAAATAGGAGGCCAGCGACAGCCAATTGCACAGAGGCGTTACATCGAATTCGATAACGCTCCCCATGATCTCTATCGCCGGAGGTGCCGGACACGATCCGCCACCCCAGCCGTAGCCGGCCGTATCTGGCTGGCCTACTCCACCGCCCCCGTCCGGCGTGTCTGGCATCCATGCACCTGAGCCAGGCTGACTCGCGCCGGGATCGACGGTCCCGCCCGTTCCTGTGAGCGCATCACGGATAGCAGCCAGATCACCATTTCCATCACCGCCACCACCCGTGCCCTGGGCAAGCTTCTCAACGGCACACGCCGTGCGCCACTGCATGATCATCTGCGTGTGTTCCATAGCGTCGCACTTCTCGCCCGTGCACACCGGCATCGCGCTACAGCTGCCGCCAGCGATGTTCGTATTGCGGCGAGTGTTGCAGTCGATACGCCATTGAATGCGCGCCTGTCCACACATGATCGCGTCACCGCTACATGAGGGGGGCGAGTTGCAGTCATCACCACCAGAAAAGCTGTTCGGCTCGCCCTCGCCCGGAGGGTCAGGTTCGCCATCCTCATCGCGATCCTTCTTGCACGTTCCATCCGGGCCACGCACTTCGCCCTTAGCACACTGGCCGTCGCCGGGCAGGCATTTGCCGTCAGGTGATCGGACCATGCCGGCAGGACATTCGTTTTCCTTCTTCTTGCATGTGCCGTCTGGCTGAATAATCATCCCGGCAGGGCACGGCTCAGGTCCGCACTGACCAAGAGAGTTTGCAGGCTTGCCACCCGCGCATTGTTCCTGCGGCGGCTCGCAAACCTTAAGAATGGGGTTCCAGTAGTTACCACCGCCCATGAGTTGGCAATTCTTTTCCTGGTCATCCGGACAGACGTTGCCGAGCGGCGTCCAGGTGGACGTGCCATCGGTGTTGCGATCCCACTGCCCATCACAACCGCCCCGGCACCCAAGTGAACCGGAGCGAGCGTTGCCACCAACCGATGACCATGGCCCAGTTCCTGTATATGAAGGCTGTTGCGCGCATGTCGTGCCGTAATAGAAGGATCGAATGCCCTGATGCCCCCCGCCACAATTCACGTTGCCTGTGAAATAACCCGTGTACGACGACTGTGCCGTATCAACGCAACCCTGATATCTATCTGGCCTCGTTTGACCAACGTTCGCTTTCGCGGCTTGATCCCTAGCGTATTTCCATGCCTCTTGATAGGCCTCGCCCTGACTGCATTCCCTGGGCTGACTGCCAGAAGTACACCTATACGTCTGCGCCTGTGCATGGTCGATGCCGCACCACGCGAGCAACAATGCGACCAGCAGGTATGCGATGCGCCTGGCGATCGCGGAAGCGAACACGCGAGCGAGCCAGTGCATCAGTCGAATTCCACGAAGATGATTGCGCAGGCCACCAGCCATGCGCCGAGCCAGATCCACCCTTCCATCTAAAGCCCCCTGCGTCACCGTGACGCGTCACACAAAAGACCGGGTGGAGGGAGTCGGCCCTGCCACCCGGTGGTCGTTACATCGCGCGACGCACCCACTTGTAGACCTTGATGCCGACCATGATGGTCAGCACCGCCGCGCCGATGGCGGCGATGGGAGCTGCTGCGCCCTGGATGGCCGAAACCACGTCGCCCACATCCACACCGCCGCCGCCCGAAGCGAACGCCGGGGCCGAAGCCATGGCCGTGGTACCCACAGCAGCCGCAGCCGCCAGCTTGCCCCGCAGGGCGTTCTTGAACTTGCGCATTGTGTCCTCCTAGGACTGTTGGATTTTCTTGCGGATGAGCCGGAACACATACGCCGTGGCCCACAGGAGCGCGATGCTCGAACCTATGGACTGGGCATCCTCAACCGCCAGTTCCGGCAGTAGTGACGGCTGAGGAATCCACACCACCGCCGCGCAGTTCCCCGATGCCGTGTCCAGGTCACGTTCAAGGCACGCGGGGATCAGCACGGCCATGGGTTATGCCCTGGCCGGAGCGGCCGGCTTGGCGGCGAGCGGCACCAGATCGACGTAACGCTTGAGCGTCAGCTCGCCGTACTGGCCGAGCGCGAACGACTTCGGGTCGAGGTCGTATTCACCAGCCGGGTAAGGTGGGCGCTGGCCGATGCCAACACGGAACGGCAGCTCGAAGCCGTTGCCCAGGTCGAGGCCAACCATCTGCGAACGCATGATGGAATTGGTTTTGGCGTTGTGCTGTTCATCAACAGCGGCAGATTTCACGCGGCAGATCGGCATAGTTCTTCTCTCACATAGTTGGCGAGTGGCTCACCTGAGGCGATACCGCGAAACCGTCCGGGGTGGCCATGCCGGAGGACGCGTGTCTCTGCGAAATCAGCCCAGCTATCGCCGAACGCATCGCGGAGGACATTAAGAGCCGGGCCAACCTGACGATTCATCCACAGAACCATCGCTTCGGCTGACACTTCGACTTGCTTGCGGATCGTGCGCAGTCGCGTGCACACGCCCTGAATAAGCTCACGCATGACGCTGTACGCGCCGCGCAGGTAGGCGCCGGGGTCGAGCAGCACATCAAGGGGCACTTCGACATGCTTGCCATACAGGCGCACTTCGGCGCGCACCCATGGCGACGTCGGGAGGCCCATCTGCTTGCCTTTCTCGTAGACGCACAGTTCCTTGTGGCCTTTGCCGCCGACGTACAGCGTTGAGCCGGTACCGTGGCCCTCATCCGACATGAAACGATGACGCGGTGGGCAGCCACCCTCGCAGAAGTCACCGGCAGCAGCGCGTTCCCTCAGCGCATGCACGTCCAGGCGCTTGCCTTCGTAGTCATCATGAGCGCAGTCGATGCGGCTGATCTTCGCTCGCAGCTGGACCGCCGCATTGAACGTTACCCGCCAATCCTTCACCCATTTGCAGCCTGCGCCGGAGATGCTCACGCACACCGTTTCCTTGTTCCCGCCAAGGCCGATGCGCCCAACCATCTCGCCATCGCGATCCGTCAGCACTGCCGACAGCGGATAGAAGTTCCAGTTCTTCTCCCGGATAGCACCTGCAACAACTTCACCCCGGAAGCCGAACAGCTTGTAGATCAACAAATCGATCTTGGAACAGCGAAACTCTTCAAGAGCGGAAGCGGGCAACACAAGGGTCAGGTAGTCGATGATTGCGGCTGACGGACCCTTTTGGCCCGTGTTACTCCTCGGGCCAACCTCCCCTCCCCCACTGCGAACCTTTTCACCGGCAGAGACCGGGGAAAAGTCCGGCTCGAACGGCATGCACGTGGCGACCAGATCAGTCACGGCGCACCTCGCTCTGAATGAGACAGATGCAAGTGCGACGGCAGTAGCAATGCCCCGGAGTGCACTTGGGCAGACGAAAAAACCAGCGGTGCAACTGGTCGAGACGTCGAGATCCGTCAACCCATTCCCACAGAAGAACGAGGGACCACGGGATAACGAAAACGATGGCCACGGCGATCGCAAGTGCGTCGGCATCAACCATGGCTCACCTCATGCTTCGCCCTGGCGATGATTGATGCTTCGCGGATGACGCGCGCAGCTTCGGCTTCGCGGCGATCGAAGAACCATGCGACCAGTTTTGCGCAGCCGATGGAGAAGGCGCAGACCGCGCCGAGAAGAATGAAGGCGAGCAGCGGGTCCATCACGAAACCCTGCCAATCTGGTAGATCGTGACCGGCATGCCGCTGTCCTGTTGGCGCGACTGGCGACGGTCGCGGACTGCCTGAGCAGCCTCGCGGCTATCGAACACGCCTACGACGATGCGGCGCATGCGCACACGGTGAAAGAGTTCGTACATGTCCCCTGCCCCTTTGCCCCTGTGCCCTGTAGTTCCCGCCGCACCGGCACAGGGTGGGCCGGGGGCGGGGTGTCTAGGAATGCCTCGACACGGACGCATGTATAGTTGCGCCGATACATCACTGTCAAGGGATGCCTGTACATGACCGCCACGACTGAACTACTGGACCGAGTGCGCGAAGCCGCGAACATCCCGTCAGACAACGCTCTCAGCCAGAAATTAGGAATTACTCGAGCCGTCATCAGCGGCTGGCGAAAAGAGCTTTATCCGATCCCCGACGAACGAATTGCGCAGCTTTGCGAGATGGCGAAGCTTGATGCGCCGCTGTGGGCAGCTAGGATCCACGGCGAGCGAGCTACATCGCCGGTGGAGCGCAAGATGTGGAGAGTTGCCTTGGACAGGCTGAGCGCGGCGGCTGCGGTCGTCGCGCTGGTGGCAATCACGGCGCCAAGCGTCGCAAGAGCTAATCCCGTCGGAATTCAATCACTTGCAGCTGCCGACCACGGCGGTTTGTATATTATGTTGCGCCGCATGTTCGCATGGCTGTCTCAGCGGATGAGACAGCATCGAATGCCCCCGCTGCACCGGAGGCAGTATGCGTGATCGCAAGCTGACCGGCCCTTGGGCCGGTTTTGCTTTCAAGGGTGGCCGACTGGTAACACCCGAAGGCCGCGAGCTTGAACCACAGGATCTGGCATGGCTGTCCCTGACCGCTGCGCTGGCGCAGGAGTGGCGGCGGATGATGGCCGAAGCTCGCACACCGGCAAGACCCGCGCGAAAGGCGCTGCCCGGAAAGCCTGCAGACATTGTCGACCTGGGCATGGTTGCCCGCAATCGCGCAGAAAAGCCGTTGTCCGCAGTGATGACTGGCCCCGACGCCGAGCCACCCGCAGCAGCCCGGCCGATACCGGGGCCGAGGCCCCGCCAGCGCGGGTGAGGCGTTATCCGTAGGGGCCCCGCCCCTACACCCCTATAATGCGCGCAGGATGCATCACAGGGGGACACATGGAACGCGAACGACCGGAGTACCTTCCGCCCATTGAGCGGCGACGCTGGACCTTTCCGTGGCTGGCGTTTTGGGCGCTGGTGATGGCTGCGCTTGTCGCCGGAGCGGTACACCA